TTAAAACTCTGCTTTCATTTTATCCGGGAATTTTTTATTTGCAGCATAATAACTACCAAGTATATAAGCGTTCATTTGCTGCTCTACATCAACCCGACATGCAGCACTAGAACAAGCACCACTGATAAGCCCAAAAGAACTCCCTTTAGCAGAGAGATCAGCTTTAATTTCCTCTACAGTGTTTTTCCCCATAGCAACTACACACCCTGTAACAATATATCTAGCCTTCACATCATCCATGCTAAGGATAGTGGTTTTCGCAATTTTGCTGTATCCATCATTTTTATAAACATCCATGGCAAACGCACGGCAATCTGTATAATACGGACTTGCTTTAACTTGCGAATACTCAGGTAATTTCATACCTGCACAACCAACTAAACAAAAACCTATCGCTGCTATTAATACCTTTTTCATTACACTCATAACCTAGAAGCATCATTGAAACTAATTTATTAAATATTCATCGAGTTTCTGGAATACAGACGTTACCCATCTCTCCAAAATCTAAAAGATAATAAGAAAAAATGTTTAACGTACCAATCCATTTCATAGTTTCATGAGACATCAGGCACAAAAAAACCCGCTCAGCGGCGGGTTCTTAAATCTTATCAACGGTAGACATACAAAGCCCATCGTTGGGAAAATCTTATCCATATTTTTTGAAAAATGCAAGCATCATGTCGCCATCTTCGGCGAAAATCATTTATCTTGTCACTTTTCTCAATTGTGTCTCTGCATATGCTTCTTCCTGCCAGCACTTTGTAACCAGTTTATCAATGATATCTGCATATCCTTTGTACCACTGATAATCCGTCAGGGCAGGTACCAGCTTCTGGACATGATGCCGCGCCAGTGTGGTTGGTAAACGGCTAAACCGGTTACCATTGCAACGCCCACAAATCTTATAAACAGGCGTACCATGAAGCCGGGTTCTTTTTTCATCCAGGACAATACCTTTACCCTTACACCCTCTGCACGCTGTGCTGACTTCTCCCTTACCATGACAATGCTGACATAGTTCCTTCACCCACTCTTCCTTGATAACAGATTCCCCGCTTCTGGAGTGTTTCACCACCTCGCGCAATACATTATGAAATCCAGTACCAGCACAATGCTCACAGCGAGCCTTACTTGCCGCAGACCTGGAATAATCAGCAAAGGCAAAATTCACAAGGTAAGGGATGATCTGTAACCGGGTTTCTTCACTCAATTTATTCAATGTCGGGTTATCCAGTGCCATCGCGTAATTGAGCAGACCTTCAATCGCAAACTGAGGATCCTGAACACCAACTTTTGCCAGGAATAAGGCAAAACCCAGTGGTGCTTTCGACTGCACCATCCCCTGCGCAGCAATTACATCCGTAATTGTTAAACCACCAGAGCCTGTCGCCGGTGCGTCATCACTCAGTTTTGGAGATTTTGGGGAGTAATATTTTGGTAAGGCTTCAAGGTTCATGCTCGTTCTCCACTTACGCCAGTACGCCTATTGCCAGCGCACGATCGATAAAACGAAATATCAGCTCCAGCTGGGAGCCATACTTCTCTTCAAATGTCACGGTATCCGCATGCAGCTCGTCGTGATGCTTTCTGCACAAAGGCAACACAAAGAGATCATGCGCTTTTGTACCCATTCCACCCTGACCGTGGCCTATCAGGTGGTGGGGATCATCAGCGGGCTTTCCACAACATGCGCACGGCTGCGTCTTAACCCAGCGCGTGTACTTTTCATTAACCCAGCGGCGACGTTTGGGGCGTAACATAAAAGACTCCGGCGACTCCGGATCCACTTTCAGCGCCAGCACCTTTTTCGCTTTATCCTGGATGATGCTGGTGGCAGGAACCGAAGGCACAAGGTCACTTTCCCGGGTGACAGACGGCACAACAGGCTTCGGTAATCTCAGTGCCTTACGGGCTGCACTTTCCGGTAAGGCATCCGCCAGGTCATTACGAATCAGCCACCAGCACAGTTCCGGCATTGTCACAACGTGACTGTCATCAAAACCGAGATCCCGACGCACAACAGACAACACCCAGCGGGCACAGTTATCCGTTGCCATTGATTCCAGCCGTTCCGTGAACTGATCGCGCAGCTGGTTATCGCAGTGCCAGCACAGACGGATTGCACCCGGAGCGTGTCGCATTGTGGTCATGTTCTCGCTGTGCCAGTCGGAATGAAGCCACTGGCAGCCTTTTTCACGAAGTAACCAGCTTTCAAGACATTCCACGCCACCAGCACGACGGATCACTGCCTCATTGCGGAACACGGCCCGAACGGAAGGATCATCCGCCAGCGGTTGTGATGCCGCCGGAACGGCACCACTAGCGAAAGATGAATAACGTTCCGGCTCAGGCTCCAGCAGGACACGCCCCTGCATAAACAGGGGCATCAGCTCTGAACCTGGCCTGAACAATACGATCCCCATACGCGGGGCAATTTCAGGGGTCAGTAGTGCTCTCACGGTCACCTCAATGAACGGTATCGAGCAGCTTTAACAGCTCAGGGAATCGGGATTCGAAGAAATGCGGCTGCGTCTCGCGCGGATTTGCGGGACTGGTGATGTTCTTGCCGAACATGCAGCCTTTCGCCGTCAGCGACCAGAATTTTTTGATGTTGTTAATCCCGGTACGGCTGTATCGTTCGCGCTGCTCGACGATCCCCAGCTTCACCATCTGGTGATATGCCTGATTAGCCGTCAGGCGGATACCATACTGCTTCAGCAGTGCACTCAGCGACAGCGTAGGGCGGCTTGAACCATCTGGCGCATCAGCAGGTGCATCAATGGCATAGATCGGCATAAGTTCAGGAAGACCAGCTACCTTTGATAATTTCTGGTATGCACCAAGTTTCGAGGAGTTTGACAGATTTAGAGTCTTTGCTGCTGATTCAAGCAGAATGACCCCGGATTTAATTTTGTCGGATGTGGTTTCTTCTGGTGATGAATTATGAAGCGCATCAAAAGTACGTATCACTTTTAAGCTGAATGCCGGGCTGATCCACATTGCATATGCATAGACCAGCTCTTTACAGACATACGTCCCACCATTGCGCCCCTGAATGGTGATGACAGGAATACTACGGGAATCTCCCGTAGTTTCTTCTTCCAGTAATTCCACAAGAGCCTTCGTTTCAGGACGACGCATAAACTCGTGAACTTCCAGCGAACGGGAGGAGCGATTCTCACCAGCGGCAAGAAGAGCAGCTTTCTGAAGGTCGTTAAGACAGTAGTTAGATTCAAAGTACTGGCGCACAGAAACGCCATCAATTACAAGCAACTGATTCATTGGTTTCTCCACAAATTTCGGGACTGCACTCCCTTTTCGTTGATGCAAGATGAACTTACTGCGATTTTTAATAGTTATCAAGGATACACTGTTCATAAATACAGTATCTTTAACGAGGTAATACCCAAATTTAGGGTGTTGCTCAATTCCGTTACCGAGTTGCTAATTTGCAACTCGCTTTTTCGTACTTACTGATAGTGATCTCGACCTTCCCTTCCGGGATAACCGGTCCCCACTCCACCAGCATTCTTTTCACCTGACTGTCGTCTTCCCACACACCCGCGTGGGTCAGGGCGTCAAACAGCGCCTTGTTATAGTTGTCCAGATCGCGGATCCGGTTATCCGGAGGAAACAACACGATCTCCACTGATGCAGGTGCCGACGTTGGTTTTGGCAGACGACGTAACTGCTCAACTATTGCTGCACACGCCGCGCTCTGAAATTTTCGCCCCGCCTCGCTTATCAGGCTCTTACCAGCAAATGCCACTTTGTTGGGGTGTCGCCAGTACATGTTCACGCTGGGCGGAAAAGGCAGTATTAGCTTCATGCCACCATCTCCCTGACCAGTTTTTCCGCCTGCTGGCGAACCTGCGCCAGAAATGCCTCACCACATGCCTCAAGTTCATCGCGCCCGATGTAGCTGATTGCCGGTCCCTTCCAGGTCTTGTCGAAAACAGCAATAGCACCAGCGAAGAAAGCACCTGTTGGCACCTGCTTTTCGTCTTTCGGGATAAACCAGGCAGGCAGTTCAAAACCAATACGCCCGCGAATAAAAGCAATATGATCTGCATCTTCCGGCCACCACACTTCGCTGGTGGCAGCTTTGATCAGGAAAACATAGCGCCCGCCTTTATCACGCATGGCACTGGCATGCTTCATGATGTAACGCATGCCGGTGATGTATTGCCCCTCATGCTGACTGGCGCGGCTGTACGGGGGATTGCCAAAGGCAGCACCTTTAAGCTCCGCAAGACGTTCTGACCAGTCATGCGCCAGCGCGTTGTCTTCCGCCGTGTAATACGCGGCACATTTGGCGTTATCACCGTCAGTGAACAGATCCAGAACAAACGGACCAAACAAGGTGTTAATTCCCCAGAAAATGTTGTCCGGCGTGCGCCACTGATCGCCCACTTCCTTCAGTTCATGGGCTGGTTTGTTCCGCAGTTCTACCAGCGCCTGGCAATATTTATTACTCATTAAGCCCCCACGTAAAAAGCATCCGCAATGTCTCCGGAAGTACAGCCCGGATGGGCTTCAATGAATTTCTGAACGTCATTTAACAGACTCATGATCACCCCCTGAATCCTGCCGGGATCTGGCTGTAGTCCACGTTGTCGTAACTGGCTTTGAAGTACGGGTCCTCACGTCCGGCTACAGATACCGCAGGAACTTCCCAGGATTCTTCGAAATGACGATCCGGACCAAAGAACGTGACAGCCTGTTTCACAAATTGTGTGCCGCTGTTACCCATCGCAGATACCCAGCCCGCGTAGCGTTTCACACCTTCCAGCATGGTTTCGGGTTTTACCCCCTCATTCAAACGGGCTTTCCAGGCTTTGAAGGCTGCAGATTTTGAATTGCCACCAGCACGTTTGGGGTATGCCAGCCATGCCTGCTCAAACTCCGGAGAGTATTCCGGTCGGTTTGAACGAACTCGCACAGACTCATCAGCAGATGCACCAACAGCTATTGGTTCATTGACTGGTTCTTTGACTGGTTCTTTGACTGGTTCAAAAGAGTGACTGGTTCTGGGTGAATCTCCTGCACTACCCCCTGGTGCAACTCCTGCACTACCTGGTGAATTTGCTGCACCAGATAGTGAATTATTTGCACTACCCCCTAGTGAATCTCCTGCACCATCCAGATGAAGGAGATAGATATTACTTGAGTTACCTTTTTCACCTTTCCGGGTGACTTTTTTTACCAGCCCGGACTCACAAAGGGCCGCAATATGATTCATCACAGAACGTTTGCTAATCTCGCACTGGTCAGCAATATGCTGGTAGCTGGGCCAGCACTCGCCCTGATCGCTGGCATTATCAGCCAGCTTAATCAGAACCAGTTTTCGCAATGGATTTCCCACTCGAATTTTCATCGCTTTAACCATCAGCTCCATACTCATGCAGCACCTCCGAGATGCTTCATGTTTTTTCCGGAGCAAAAGGCTATAAGCGGCATACTGATGCGGTAATTACGGCCCAGCGGTTCACAAATCACCTTCTGACATTCACGGTCAACCAGGCTAACACGTAGAACATGCCCTGCAGGTGTGGTGTACCACTGACCGGGGCGAGGACAACGGAAAGTCTGATTGGTAAACCGTTTGAAAATATTCCGGATCATTTACGCCCCCTTACCTCTGAAGAGTTCAGCGACGAATGAATAAGACGGGCAAGAAATGCCGCATCGTTAATTCGGTCATACAGACTTACAGCCAGCGGTGATTCAACTTTTGCCAACATAGGATAAAGCTGCTGCAGCCAGACCTGATGAATTGATGAAATGTAGGAATAGAGAACGTTGGCGTTATGTGCAACGTCGCTCGGTACAGAGGGCTTTGAAAGCTGTTTCTCCATCTGGTTAAAGGCATTGATGTATGCCTCTTTGAACTGGGCAGCACGTTTACCAGTGAAACCCATAGCAAGAAACGCAAAGCCGTCGCGGGTTATTTGATAGCAAGGTAGTTTGCGGCCTGTGCAATCGGTGTAATCACTCACCGAAAAATTGCGGGCAGTGAATGATGCGGAACATTCAAGCGTGCGGATCTTTTTCAGTACATCGTCATGACGTTTGGAGAAGAAGTTGGCAACAGCCAGGGATGAAGTAACAGCCTGACCATCAACGATGGCAATTTCAGGTTGAGTGAGGGTTGGGATCGTAGCCATGATGGCAGCCTCCGTTGACTGTGGAAAACTTCCACCACCGGAGCTGCGAAACTCACTGGTGGCAGACTGAACAGGGTTCGCAGTACCGGCGTCAACGGAGACCGGCGAGCCTTTCGGCTCCCCTGCCCAGCCCACCATAATTCTGGCGTGCGTGAGCGCGGACGATAAAAAAGACGCTGGCGCGTCGTATATCGCCGTTGACAATTCCGGGCTGCGACCCCCGGCACCCGCTTTATAAGGTGCCTGAACAGTGTAACGTCCCGGAATTCCAGAATCAATATGCTGGTGGTCCTTCACACTCAACAAAATCACGCCTGAATTTCCACAAAGGACTAAAGCACTCATGTGGGTAGTCTTTGCGAAGATAGATAACGCGCTGTGTTTCTGGCTCCCAACGAATAACATGAACATAAAGTCCTCTTCCGTCACGAAACCAGCGGTTAAGTTCCTGCACAACTCGCCCCCCACAGTCAGGTAAAGTTCTCTGTGGTTACTTACAGCCAGGTGATTTGGTAATCTGCATTCATGCCGTAACAACAGGTGTTCAGAGACGCTGACCACCAGCTGTTGCGACAAACGGTTATTTGCCGTTAAACTGTTCATGCGTTAGTTTCTCCACAACCAGAAGCAATCGACGCCACGACGCCCGGAGCTGCACACTCGCGGGCGTTACTCTTTTCCGGTGCACAAAAAACACGAAATAACAGTGTTAAATGCTCCTGCCACTTCGCCATTACTTGGTAGCTGTTCTCTTCGATTTGCTCACGCTCAGCCTGGTCAATAACTCCATCAGCAGTTGCCTTGCGTAAGTACTGGGAATGCTTGCCAATCCATTCTATTGACTCCATCAGCCGCTGATTAATGTCACCATTGTCAATGTCATCAATGACCACCAGCGGCACAAACACCCCATAACTACGACGGGCTATTGCATCTGTTACATGCCTGGTACCACTGGCATCCTGTAAAACCATGGCCCACTCAAGTGGAAAAATTTGATCCCCACCGCTACGCAGTCTGTTATGCAATTGATCTTTTGCTGGGGTGATATCATCAGATTTATACAAACCAAGAATTTCTGCTGCTTCCTCATAGCCATGAGGTAAATCAGCAATCGTTCTTCGTATTGCTGCCACCAGCCATGCTGGTTGTTTATCAACTTTCCATTCAGGTTCTTTACCCACGGTTAATTCCTCATTTCTGTGGTGTTTTTATGCCGCAGCACTGTTAGTCTTTTGATATAAAGACACGTCAACTTTCAGTTTCCCGTTAGTAATTTTTTCTAACTGGTACGCTCGGCCTTCAGGAATAATCTCAGGCCACTCTGAAACAGACGGATGCTTAATACCTAGGGCTTCGGCGGTTTTACAAACTCCGCCGAAATAATTAATCACGTCGGATTTCCGCATTTCTGTCTCCCGTTAAATTACGTTAAGCAGAAATGTAGGATATCCAACATACCAATGTCAAGAATCCTACATAGTCATGTGGTAGGATTGCCTACATGATGAACATGAGTGATCGTATTCGCCAAAGGCGAAAAGAACTGAACCTGACACAACAAGCACTGGCTGATTTGACTGGTGTGAACCGTGTCACGGTTACTGGATGGGAAAAGGACGACTACCAACCAAATGGAGCCAACCTTCAAGCCCTAGCCAACGCACTTAAATGCGATCCTCTGTGGCTTGTTAGCGGAAAAGGCTCGCCTGAACCAAAGATAAATCTAAAACCTGAAATATTCGCAGTTAAAAAAGTCCCCCTCATCTCGTGGGTTCAGGCGGGTTCATGGACAATGACGGAGCCTGGTGTCAGGAAAGAAGATGCTGAAGAGTGGGTTTATACTACCGCCCTTGTATCAGAAATGGCATTTGCACTACGGGTCCGTGGTGATTCAATGACCAATCCCCTCGGCTCACCATCGATACCAGAAGGTTCTATCGTTATCGTAGAGCCAGATATTATTGATACAGAGTGTATTAACGGAAAAATCGTTGTTGCCCATATCAATGGTGGGCAAGAAGCGACACTCAAAAAATTTGTTGAGGACTGGCCGAACAGGTATCTCGTCCCACTAAATCCTAACTATAAAACTATTGAATGCGGTGAGAACTGCAGAATAGTTGGTCTTGTCAAACAAGTAATAATGGATTTTTGACACATCTTCCTCACTATCGCAAAACCGGGGTATCCCCGGTTTTTTTATGAGCCTATCTTTTTATGTAGGATAACCAACATAAACTCTTGACACTCACATGTTGGATATCCTACATTTGTTTTTAGAGTTGTGGTGAATGCGCAGGCTGATGCGCGAAAGACATTGCAGCTATTACGGAAAAGAGCTGTTCGGCGGGGCAATTAAATGCCCGTGAGAGTCTGAAATAACCGCAAGCCGGAGATCAGCACCGATCACCACAACAGCCACTGCTTTGGCGGTACCAGTTTGTACACTTGCTTCCGGCTGGTACCGCTCTTTTTACAAAACAGAGAAGAGCATCACCGGACGACGGGCTCATAACCCAATCCACCCGGGCGGCTGCCACCGCAGGTGTTCTTCTCTGTTTTGTGGAGAAACCAACCGACCTTGCAGGGTCGATATGATGAGGAGCAGCAAAATGGCTAGCGAACGCAGTACTGATGTGCAGGCATTTATCGGGGAGTTGGACGGCGGCGTATTTGAAACCAAAATCGGCGCTGTTCTCAGTGAAGTCGCTTCCGGTGTGATGAACACGAAAACCAAAGGTAAGGTCTCGCTCAACCTGGAAATCGAACCGTTTGATGAGAACCGTGTGAAAATCAAACACAAACTCTCATATGTTCGCCCGACTAACCGCGGGAAAATTTCCGAAGAAGACACCACCGAAACGCCGATGTATGTCAATCGCGGTGGTCGCCTGACTATTCTGCAGGAAGACCAGGGACAATTACTGACTCTTGCCGGTGAACCTGACGGAAAACTACGCGCAGCAGGTCATTAATATCGTTCTTAATTAACTGATTATTTATCTCATCACTGAATATCTTTATATAGTGAGGACTTATTATGTCTCAGAACTTAGACGCAACCGCAATTAATCAAATCCATGCCCTTATTTCTGCTCAGGGTGTTAATGAAATTATCAGTAAGATTGGTGCCGATGCTGTGGCATTGCCTGAGAATTTCCGCATTCATGATCTGGAAAAATTTAATTTAAATCGCTTCCGTTTCCGTGGTGCGCTTTCCACTGCCAGCATCGATGACTTTACCCGTTATTCTAAAGATCTTGCAGATGAAGGCACCCGCTGCTTTATCGATGCCGATAATATGCGTGCCGTCAGTGTGCTTAACCTGGGTACTATTGATGAACCAGGTCACGCAGATAACACCGCCACTCTCAAGCTAAAAAAGACAGCACCGTTTTCTGCTCTGTTGTCTGTTAATGGCGAGCGTAACTCCCAGAAGTCACTGGCAGAATGGATTGAAGACTGGGCCGACTACCTTGTGGGCTTTGATGCTAATGGTGACGCTATTCAGGCAACAAAAGCGGCTGCGGCTGTCCGTAAAATCACGATTGAAGCAAACCAGACCGCTGATTTTGAAGATAATGACTTCAGCGGCAAACGCTCCCTGATGGAGTCTGTCGAAGCGAAGACCAAAGATATTATGCCAGTGGCATTTGAATTTAAATGCGTTCCGTTTGAAGGTCTGAAAGAACGTCCATTTAAATTACGCCTCAGCATTATCACTGGCGATCGTCCTGTACTGGTTCTGCGCATTATTCAGCTGGAAGCAGTGCAGGAAGAAATGGCTAACGAATTTCGTGATCTGCTTGTTGAGAAATTCAAAGACAGCAAAGTAGAAACCTTTATTGGTACTTTCACCGCCTGATTTCATTACTGCAAATGCCCCTGCGGGGGCATTTATGGAAACGTAATTAACTCAATAATCGCCGGATGGTGAGGGCTTCCTTTTACCAGAATTCAGCGCGGTGCAGCGCATATACGTGGAGAACAAAATGTCATTTATTAAAACTTTTTCCGGTAAGCATTTTTATTATGACAGGATAAATAAAGACGACATCGATATTAACGATATCGCGGTTTCCCTTTCAAATATCTGTCGCTTTGCCGGTCATCTTTCGCACTTCTACAGCGTCGCCCAACATGCGGTTCTTTGCAGCCAGCTGGTACCGCAGGAATTTGCTTTTGAAGCGTTAATGCATGATGCAACAGAAGCGTATTGCCAGGACATCCCCGCTCCACTGAAACGCCTTCTTCCTGACTATAAACAGATGGAAGAAAAAATAGACGCCGTAATCCGTGAGAAATACGGGTTACCCCCGGTTATGAGTACGCCCGTGAAATATGCCGATCTCATCATGCTGGCAACCGAACGCCGCGATCTCGGGCTTGATGATGGCTCTTTCTGGCCTGTACTGGAAGGCATCCCGGCAACAGAGATGTTCAACGTGATTCCACTGGCACCGGGCCATGCCTACGGGATGTTTATGGAACGTTTTAACGAGTTATCGGAGTTACGCAAATGCGCATGAATGTTTTCGAAATGGAAGGGTTTCTTCGCGGGAAATGTGTACCGCGAGATCTGAAAGTGAATGAAACAAATGCTGAGTATCTGGTGCGTAAATTCGATGAAGTACGTGCTGAGGCTCGCAACGAGGGTATTAACTATACCGCAAGCCGCCTTGCTGCTGCGTTCAATCACGGATTTATCAATAAGTCTTTACGTGAAGTTTTCGACGTTACACGCATGATTCTGTCAGCGAAAGATGAGTTGGCTAATGAACCGCACCCGATTGATGGTCTGTCCGGTGAATATGCGGAGAAATCCCTTGAAGAATGGGCGGAACAGATTCGCAAAGGAGGCAACCAGTGAATAACCGCTTTTACATGATGTGCTTGCGTGAAACTGTGGGTAATAACGCTTCATTCCATTGCCATAACGGCAATGGTTACAGTTCTAATATCGATCGCGCTCATGTTTACACGCTGGAAGAAGCCCAAAAAGCCTGGAATTGTGGTCGAGATATCGATCAGCCTGTTTGCGCTGATAGCGTGGATGCAATGGCTGTGTGGCACGTTGATTGCCAGTACATCCCTACAGAAAACCTGATTGAGCCAGATTGCACTGCGTATGTGGCCTACAAAAAAGGTAGCTGGAACGGCAACGATGTTTACTGGCTTCAACACGGTGGATTGCCAACAGATGACTTCAGTAAAGCGACCATCTTTAGCGTCGCCAACAAAAACGAACCAGGAATAGTTTGGTTGCCATTTTCCATTGCTGATTCAGCAAAGCGCCGGACGTTCAATATCAATAACTTTAACCGCAGAACAATGGTTCAGGGCGCAGGTTTGGTCATGCCTGACTGGTTGAAAAAGCAGAACAGAAGAAAGAAGTCGCGAAGCGGGAAGGTGCGTTGGAATTGTCCGCATTGCGGAAAAATCACCTGGCAGTACAACCCATATGATTTTGAAGGCTGTAGTGATTACAACTGTGAAGGATGGCGAGAATGACAATTGACTATCAGGCACTGCGTGAAAAGGCAGAGAAAGCAACTAAAGGAAGCTACATCGTAGGGCATACATCTGTTAACCAGCACGGCAATTTAACAGGAGTTTTTGTTTGCCAAAAATGGAAAGGAGAACTCGGTGGCGTGATTGCGGAATGTCATGTTAACTGCCTGGTTGAAACAGATGTTCAGGCTTATGCAAACGCTGAATTTATTGCAGCTTTTAATCCAAATGTTGCGCTGACACTACTGGATGAACGGGAAAGAAATCAGCAATACATCAAATCACGCGACCAGGAGAACGAGGAAATTGCGCTAACGGTTGGGAAGCTGCGAGTTGAGCTTGAGGAGACAAAATCAAAACTCAACGAGCAGCGTGAGTATTACGAAGGTGTTATCTCCGATGGGAACAAGCGTATTGCTGAACTGGAAGCGCGGGAAGTTCAATTACCGACTCGCTACGACCTTCGATATGGACACCCGATAAATGCAGATGAGCGACATGTCATGATACCTAAAGAAAATGGCAGTTGGCTTTACCTGATTGACCTAGAACACGCATTACGCGTCGCTGGCATTCGCATCAAAGGAGAGTGAGATGACCACTTTTACCGACAAAGAACTGATTAAAGAAATCAAAGAGCGCATAGGCAGCTTGGACGTTCGAGACAATATTGAGCGCCGTGCTTATGAAATTGCACTGGCATCGCTGGAAGAAGATCCGGTTGCTTATATTTTCAAACATCCGGCCGGGAAATTATTCTGGGCTTTAACGGATGAAAGCAATAAAGAGCAAGCGGACGTTATTCCTGTTTATGCTGCCGCGCCTGCATCGGTTGTGCCGGATAATACATCAAAGCCTCTTGCTTATGCTTACAAAGAGCTTACGCCTGAGATTATGCGCAACCATTTAGCTGTATTCGAGCGATATGGAATAGCCCCAAACGATAGCACTACCACAATTCAGGCACTGCGAATCGCGCTGGATGGTATAGAGCGGAGCGCCGCCATGCTTCAGGGTGCCAAACCTGTAAGCCAAACTTACAAGTTGAACGAGCTATCGGGCAACTCTCCGGTGACTCCGGATGGTTGGATAAGCTGTAGTGAGCGAATGCCGAAAAAGAATCAGAACGTACTTATTTCGGTGAATTTCGATAGTGATCTGGTTGAGCCGCTAATATGCTCCGCACGCTATACCGGAAGCACCTTTCGGCGCGGAGATGCAACGATTAAGCCGGGTAATGGTATTGAGCAAGCAACTCACTGGATGCCGCTACCAGAACCGCCGCAGGAGGTAAAGTAATGAACAACTTAATGACAACTAAACAAGTCGCCAACTTCTGTGGAGTTTCAGTATCGACAGTTCTTCGCTGGAACAGCGTAAACAGGAGAACTGGCCAGAAATACAGGCCTGACTTCCCAGATCCTGATATTAAATCCTGCCCAAATAAATGGGCATCACGCAAGATATACAGGTTTGCGGGAGTTATTGAGTAATACGTATTCGTTCAGATGTGAGTTAACACATCTATGGCACAGAGCTAAACCTAATAAGACTGTCTACTCTGTGCCTGAAGTAGATGTTGCAAATACCACCAGCGAAGCACCAAAATTAATGGTGCAGGATGATGCAGATAATTCTGATGAAAACACCCAGAATTTGTTACAATAAGTACATAGTATTAAAGTTTTTTATGAATGTCTAAATGTATCTTATTCAGAGGTGATAATGGGTGCCAATGGTTTACTAGCAGTCTTCGCCATACTTATTGCTTGGTATACTCTCTTAACGGATGAGAGACGTGTTGATTTAAGGTTACGCATATCTAAATTTAATTTAGTATTCATTATCTTTTTTATATCAACAATATTAACAGTTATATATTCTAAGGTTTTGCTAAGTGTTTTCCCGATAAAACCGATCCCTTGGATACTCGGTTTTAACGAAGATACATTGGCTTTTACTTGTCTTTGTATCATAATTATATTTTTTGGAATTAAAGTACAGGGCAAAATACTACCAAAATCAAACCTTACCTGTTGGATCAGTGTTTCAGAAACATATCTGCGCGCAAAAAAAATAGAACAACTAGGATATCTTTTTGATAAATATCACGAGCAGCTATTCAATATAATCAGCAATAAAAAATGGTATGTTCGCGTACATAATTACTTAGCCCCTTCATTATCTCCCATTGAAATGGATGAAGAGAAGGTAAAAAAATTACGATTCAAAAAAGTCAGGAGATTTCTGTCAAAGTTTTTCCCTTATGAAGACAAAAGACAAAATGATATTCAATTAAATATATCCAATCTTCTGAAATCAAAGGTTTTTTCACATTATCTAATTGATACTTACCCTCACGTAGCTATGAAGGCCACCTGCTTACAGCTTAGATATAATTGTGAGTATAATACAAATTTCTTTACGTATTTAATATCTAACCCAAACAGCATTATGTATAGGGAGTTACGAGACAACCAAAATCGTTCATATACAGGGGAGTATGCACTCGACGAAAGTAATGCCTTGCTTAATTTTTATTTAAATGATATTCGCATGGCGATAGATTTAGAAATATGGAAACCTGTGGGTAATTATGTCATTAGCTACATAAAAAAACAAAAAGGGAGTTCTTGCTTTTACAATCATCCAGATAATTACTATTCAAGTAGTGATGAGCGTTGGGAATGCCCACTCTTCGTTGGATTGACGTTTTTCGATGTTATGGTATCTACAGCAATATTCAAACGCTCAAAAAACAATATGTGGCTCATGTATTATCGTTGTTTCCTAAAGGAAATACTTGAGAGCTATGAAAAATCTAGCAGCATAGATGTAAATAGAGAGTTCCCCATGCGATTTGATTATTTAATATATGAGCTAATCAGCCGTTGTAATATATGGGCAGGAGCAACAGAACACCTCAATTATGATAACTGGACAACAGAAGATAAAGAGCAATCTCCAGAGTTCTTTGCCTCTAAAACCTTGGGGGAAATGATGTATCTGATTATTACTTCAGAAAAAATGCATAACAATCAAAAGACATATCTTTTAGAAATCATTATTAAAAGAATGGACTCTCTTGATAAAAAGAAGAAATCTGCTTACTCCAAGGAAATCTTCAACAATCTTATCCGAGCATTCTCCCCTGCTTCCATTGATATAAATGCAGTAAATAAATTACGGCAACTTTATACAGGTGTTGATCATGTTCTAAAAAACAAAAATTCAACTTTTGAAGTTGAACTATCAAAATATCCTGACCAATAATGATATATTTATCCATCACCTGCTTATATTGCAGGTGGTATCCTGAACCCAGTTGATCTATCAGTCAAAAAGTTAATCGTATAGCGTTCAAATATAAGAATAATGGCAGCTCTCGCTTTACGCTCAAAGCAGGCTGCCAAATTTGATTACATACTGGCTGGGCATACTGTATCAATTGGAGCATGAGTTAGTACAAGTAACAATCGATTCAACTCTCTCCCACCATGCCTGGTAGGCTTTACGCTGTTCTTCTAGATAATCGCTCTTATCATAAACTTGCCATACCCCTGGCAGTTTATGACCTAGCATTATTTCTGCAATATGAGGCTCAGTAAGATCAGAAAAGTTTGTTCGTGCTGTTCGTCTCAAATCATGAAGAGACCAATGAGGGAATTGATACCCCAAACGCCGCCATGCGTACTGCATTAAATTGTAAGGCAGCGACTGCAATGATGTCCGACCAACGGGTTCCCTGCTTCCTTCCTTAGTAAAAAGCATATCGGAACCATTGTTCATAGAGATAGCGTACTTTATAAGCTCTTCAACCGGTTCAATAATGGGTCGCTTTAGCGGTTCGCCTGTTATCTCCCCAGTCTTATGTCGTTCTGGTGGTACAGTCCATACTTTATTAATGAAATCAAAATCGTCCACCCGGGCAGTAATTAGCTCTGAACTACGGCAACCAAAATGCAGCAATAGTTTAATGAAGGCCCGGTATTTAGGAACCATTCGAGAACCATCGATCGCAGCATAAAGGATTTTAATTTCATCATGTGTCAGAAACCGTTTCTTCTGACCTTTACGGATATCCATATCTTTACCCGTGATATCCGACAGCGGGCGAGTTTCAATGAGCTTTCTCTTATACGCCCAGACATGGGCCTGCTTTGCGTTAATTAGCAATCGGTCTGCTATTGCTGGAGTCTTAGTGCTAAGAGGCTCCAGGACCTCTAACCAATCATGCAATGTAGCTACATCGTGAGGGATACTCCCGATTTTAGAGAACAGGTGCAGTTCAAATGAGCGGAGTATCTGCTCAGAACCTTTTTTATTTTTTACACAATATGCTGCATACCAGGCACGGATCACAGACTCCACCGTCATGGCTTCAGTAGCTTTGCGTTTTTCTACCTGCTTGACCAATCGTGGATTGCGGTTTGACTCGAGTTCACCACGAAGACGGATAACTTCTTCTCTGGCCTCTTTTAATCCAGTTGCCGGGTAAGTTCCGATATCAAGACGCTCACCTTTCCCTGCCCATTGATAACGATATTGGAATACTACGCGACCTTTCGGTGATACTCTGACAGACAGACCATCACGATCGGATTTAACCAAAACCTTATCACGTTCCTTTCCAACGACTGAACGCAACCACGCATCAGACAGCGCCAT